GTCGTGATCCGCTGTAAATCGTTTAGGACGGCTTCTAAGTGACCCGGCTCTATGTGTTCCAGAACGTCTATGCAGCACACCAAATCGGCTGACCGTGGTTCGCCGTACTCAGGGAACACGGGATCGTAGGCAGAATAAGCAACAAGGACTCGCAGTTTCTCTAGTTCCTCGCGCAATCGCTGCTTACCGGCTCCGTAATCGTGTAGCGACTCAAAGCGAAACTGACGGATGAGGTCAGCCACGATGGGTGCAAAGCCGATAGAGGCCACCCCGTACTTGGGGCTTTCATGTAAGCGTTGTTGTTCGGCAAGATATTCAGCGGAAATCATGGTAGACCTTCCATTGTGGTGGTGATCGGTGTACCCTCGTAAAGAGCCGATAAATAGGTGATTCATGGCTAAACACGAAGATGCAGGTGTTTTTGTTTCGGCGCTGCTTCACAGCAGTACGGTGGCGCATTTTCTGCATTTGTCCACCAAATCATACGCTGAACACAAAGCCCTCGGCCACTTTTACGAGGACATCCTAGATTTAGCCGACAAGTGGGCCGAAACTTATCAGGGTCACCACGGTCTAATCCCGCTCACCGCTTACCTTGACGACTTTAAAGTGCAAAAGGACGCCAAAACGTACATCAGCGGATTGTTAAGTTTTGCTAAGGGTTCGCGTGACACGCTCCCCGACGACCCTGACTTGCAGAACATCCACGACGAGATCGTGGGCCTGATCGCCTCCACGCTGTATAAGCTGACCAACCTTTCCTGACATGGCCGTTGACCGTAGCCGTTTAGCCGCCGCGCTGGCTTACATTGACGAGAAGGCAAAGCGCCTGACGAGCCTAGACCAGCCGCAATCTACCGACGCGGCTGACGTTGCGTTGGACATTGCCGCAGGATTTACGCCATTACAGTATCCACAAGCAGCGCGTGACTTTGAGCGGGCGCGTCGTGAAAGCGATCCACTAGGCATGGGATTAGCGACATTGGCCGCTGTCCCGGTGGTGGGTGGCGTAGCAAAAGCCGCAAGCAAAGTCAGAAAAGCTGACATTGCCGCCGAACGCGCCGAAGCATTGCTGACGGCCCAGCGTAATGCAGCTAAACCTGTTGCCGAAGGCGGCCTTGGGTTACGTCCTGATAACACGCCGATGGAGCGTGCTACCGCAATGGGGTTTGAGCCTGCTTATCATGGAACAAATGCCGATGTTCGGCAAATTGACATGGAAAAAGCAGGCACAATGACAAAAAACCCGAACGCGCCACTAGGGTTTTGGATGACGCCAAACATGCAAGAGGCATCCCGATACGCAAACTTTTATGTTGACCGGCCAGAAGGTGCCAACGTAATGCCATTGATGGTGCGAAAAGGGCAGAAATACCCAATTTCGTATACAGAATTAAACGATATTGCCATGAGCGTGTTTAAAGCTCCCGGCAAAACGCCAAAAGAACGATACGAATTTGGCCGACAATCTGCAAAACAATTGCGAGAAAATTTACAAGAAAAAAAATACGACACAGCGGTAATGGCAGAAGGCAAACCAACGGAAGAAATTATTGCACTTGATCCCGCAACAGTGCGTAGCAGATTTGCTGCATTTGACCCCGCTAAACTGATCAGCCCCGACTTGTTAGCAGGGGTGGCTGGCCCGACCATATTGGCTGCCGCTTTGATGGAACAGGAGCGGCGTAAGAAGGAGCGAAAGGAAAAGGGCTTGTAATGAACGCAGGTGCTTTTAAAAAGGGTCAGAAAGGCGGGCCGGGTAGGCCCAAGGGCTTGCCCAATAAGTCCACACAGGCCGCCAGAGAGGCCATTGCAGCGTTTGTGGACGGCAACGCAGACAGACTCCAAGGGTGGCTAGACGAGATCGCTGCGGAGAAGGGAGCGCAGGCTGCCTTTGACGCCTTCAGCACCCTGCTGGAATACCACGTTCCCAAGCTCGCCCGCCAAGAGATCACAGGTAAGGACAACGGCCCGGTCAAGGTACAGATCGGATGGATGGCTCCCGAATAATCCTGCCCTACCGCCCACGCAAGGCGTTCATGCCGTTCCATGAGCGCACGAAACGCTGGGCCTGCCTTGTAGCTCATCGCAGAGCAGGTAAGACGGTTGCCGCCGTCAACGACATGATCCGCGCTGCTGCGATGTATCAGCAACCTTACGGACTATTCGGCTACGTCGCCCCCTACCGCAGTCAGGCAAAGGCCGTGGCGTGGCAATATTTCAAGGACGGGGCGTATCCGATCATTGATAACGTCAACGAGCAAGAACTGACCATTACGCTAATCAACGGCAGTCAGATACGCCTGTTCGGCGCTGACAACGCTGATGCTATGCGCGGCCTTGGATTCTCGGGGCTGTACCTTGACGAATACGGTGACTTTAAGCCGAGCGTATTCGGGAACGTATTGAGAGCGTCCCTGTCAGACAAGCAGGGTTGGTGCGTTTTCGGCGGTACACCGAAAGGCAAAAACCAGTTCTGGGAAATTTACGATACCGCCACTCGTCTCCCTAGCGAGTGGTTCCTGTTGCGCCTTCCCGCCTCAACCAGCGGGCTTCTCCCTGCGACAGAGCTAGCCGCAGCAAAGGCGCAGTTAGCCGAGGATCAGTATCTACAGGAATACGAAACCTCGTTTGAGGCGAGTATCCTCGGTTCTTTTTGGGGACGCGAGATGCGTGAGGCGACAGAACAAGGTCGCATCACCAACGTTCCATACGACCCCAACTTGCCGACATTTACCGGCTGGGACTTGGGCTACCGCGACGACACGGCCATCTGGTTCTATCAGGTCGCCCGTGGGGAAATCCGCGTCATAGACTTCTACGCCGTCTCGGGGGTTAACATCCACAGCATTGCCGAGGTCGTGACAGGCAAGCCTTATCGCTACGCCAAACACTTCCTTCCGCATGACGCGAGAGCCAAGAGCTTGCAGACCGGCAAGAGCATCGTGGAGCAGTTAGCCGCGCAACTAGACATCGCCAAACTCGCTGTAGTCCCCGACATCGGCGTTCAGAACGGTATCCAAGCGGTACGCATGATGTTGCCGCGTGTGTGGTTTGACGCCGAGAAGTGCCGAGACGGCATAGAGGCGCTGCGGCAGTACCAACGCGAATACGACGAGGACAAGAAGGCTTACCGCCAAACCCCTCGCCACGATTGGACATCACACCCTAGTGACGCATTCCGAATGCTTGCGGTATCATACGCAGAGCAGAGTGACAAGACCCCGGCTCCAGAGGCAAAACCCCTGATGGTCGGCCCCGAAAACACCGTGACACTCAACGATATGTGGGCGGTGCATGACAGGACAAGCTCGCGGAGGGCGAGGATATGAGTACCCCGGTCAACGAAAGCCAGAATTTCCGAAACATCACCTCAACGACCACGATCTATACCGGCACAGGCGGCATCCTTGGCATTTTCGTTGCCTCGGCATCCTCCACGCCTACGATCAAGGTCAGCGACGGTGCTACCACAATGGTGAACACCTTTACCCCGGTCGGCGCGACGTTCTACCCGATGCCGGGACGGTTTAACACCTCGTTGGTCGTGACGATCAGCGGGACGGTTGATTGCACGGTGTTCTGGGATTAAGTCATGTTAGCCACTTGGGGCTGCACGACGTTCCCGAAACCGACGCTCTCCCTAGACTTTCTGGGAGCGACTAGCCTTGATTCTGGCATCACCTTCTCCCGTGGCTCACAGGCAACGCTGTTTGATAGCACGGGGACGCTGAAGTATGCGAAGCATAATCTCGCGTTGCAGTCGCAGGACTTTACGACGAGTTGGGTTAATGTAGGAACTACAGATACGGCCAATACTTCAGTTGCGCCAGATGGGACGACAACTGCTGACACGTTAACGGAAGATTCTGCGACAAGTATCCACGTTATCTCTCAAACTGTAGCGATTGCGGGTACTGTAACTTTAAGTGTGTTTGCCAAATTAGGATCAGGCGCTAGATTTCTGACGATTGGTTTTAATCGTGATACAGCGAACACAGCATCAGCAACTTTTGATTTGTCGCTTGGCACAAACACCCAGACGCAAGCGAACGGCGGTATTTACGCATCGCCATCTGCGACCATTACAGCAGTAGCACAAGGTTTTTATCGTTGCACGTTTACTGTTGCAACAGATACAGTCACTTCCATCCGTATTGGCCTAAACAACACAGGTACGCCGACCGCAAACAACCGTGCTTTTGGTGTTGACTATACTGGCGACAATACCTCAAGTCTTATTATCTGGGGCGCCCAACTCAACATTGCCAACATGGAAGGCGGCGTCACATCCTCGCTGACGACCTACTACCCCACTACGACAGCGGCGTACTACGCCCCTCGCTTTGACTACAACCCCTCTACGCTGCAACCGCGTGGCTTGCTGATTGAGGAGCAGAGGACGAATCTTGAGCCAAACTCAGAAGCATTGA